ATAGCAGTATTCCCTGAGTTTGCATCCTCAGTTTTTAGTGCCGCAAATCCAATAGCCACATTGCTATCACCTGTAGTTAAAGCAGTACCAGCTTCGTCACCTATGACTACGTTGTAATTACCGCCAGATGCTATTGAGTTACCTGCGTTGACACCTGCTCTGAAGTTAGATATACCTGCTGAAGCAGTAATAATATCTGAACCATCTGCAAATGTCATGTCACCATTATCAGCAATAGTTACAGCAATATTTCCACCAGCTTTTCTAAACTCGTGCACTGAGCCAGAGACATTACCCATTTGATAGATAACTTTACCAGCATCTGAAGCAGTTTCATTGCCGTGAACCTCTATGTAGCTACCTCTGCTAGAACTTTCTCCAGCAGAACCAGTATCAATTAAAATAGAGGTGTCATCAGACCCATCGCTTGTAGTGGATTTTATTGTTAGTTTGTTTGTTGTAACACCTATGTTAAAGTTGTCTGTGCCATCATTTAATGATATTGCTCCAGCAATAGTAAGGGTAGAAGCCATATCCACAGCACCATCAATGTCTACCACGTCTAGGTTAGTTGTGCCGTCTACGTCTAAGTCACCATTAAAGTCTGCATTACCTGCGAGTGTTAGAGTCGTAGCCATATCCACTGCACCATCAATGTCTACCACATCAAGGTTAGTAGTACCATCTACGTCTATGTCACCAGATATGTCTAGTGAGGCAAATACAGATGTACCTGTACCTGTAACAGTACCACCTACTCCTAAGTTACCAGCTACAGTTACATTAGTTGTACCTGTAGGTATTTCTATTACATCAGCATCAGCGTCATTCTTAATTGTTACATCATTAGTTGAACCTTGGCCTGTTAATATTAGACCTTCAGCAGCAGTGTAACCTATAGCTGCATTATCGCCTGCTGCTGTGTCACCATCTGGTTCAAACGTAGCTGCAGTCATTATGCCGTCAGTATCTATTGTACCTTGAAAAAATGCATTTTTAAATTGTAGAGAAGCTGTGCCTAAGTCAAGTGTATTATCTGTTTTAGGTTTTACCTCTGTACCACTAACAACAAGATCTTGTGCTGGGCCAGCTACAGTTATAGGGCCACCTTCTGCGGCTGTACCATCGTGTGTATGCCCACTTGTTCCCATAGCAGATTCGATAGCATTAAACTCTCCATCAAAATCTGAAGCGTTAATAACGTTACCGTCAGCAATGTTATTACTTGTATCGTTTCTTGTGTATCCTGTACCCATTGTTTTTACCTTCTTGTGTTAGTACCATACTCTACAGTTATGGCATCGAGTGAAAATGGTGGATCAGTGCTGTCAGTTTGAAACTGAAATGATCCAGTAAATCCTGATCCTATAAGTTGTGTTTCAAATAGTTTTAATAGCTTTCCGCTATATACTGCTGTTGATCCATATGAAGCTGACCCAAAGAATGCAACAGTTCCAGTTGCGTTATTAAAATCTATTTGAGTAGGCTGTATTGTATTTTTTTCATCAAAGTCTAGTTTTAAACTCATTTCAAAAGAAACACTACCTTGAGGATCGGTATATAAAAATGCTTTATAAAAAGTTTTTCTAGTTCTAGGATCATTAATAGGAACAAATGGAGTAGCAAATGTAGTAGCTATATTAGCTCCGTCAAAACTATTACCGTTTTCTAGTTGATATAAATATCCATCATTGTTAGAAAATACAATAGTTTCTACATTAGAATAAAATCTACTATCAGCTACATGTACTCTTATTCCTTTAGTTTCTGCCCAAGCCATGTTGTCACCACCTTGACCTGAAAATTGTGTACCTAATATTCCTTGAGCATTTTCTTCTGTTATGTTATTACTAAATCCAAATATTCTGTACTGAGACTTTCCTCTTATAACTATACTAGCAAAAGATTGATTGTTAGTAATAAGTTCTGTCATTTGATTCTGAATCTTTTTACTTACAACAGCTAATCCAAAATCTCCTATTCTATCTGTACCACTTAATAGCCTTAAGCCTTCTGGGCCTAGAAACATTACATCACCACCAACTTCTTGGATAGTATCTGTATCTACACACCCTACATCTGTCGTTACAGGTTTTAATTGAAAATCTGCAATTGTATTTCCTGACAGTTGATATATAGCTGTTTCAGTAAATATAATTAGTTGTTCACGAAAAACCATTAAACCTGTTACAGAACCACCTACAGTAATAGAACCTGCACCACCTGCTGCTGTAAAATCATTATCTGTATACGGTGCAGTAAAAGTAAGTTTATCCGCTTTAGCAAAAAATAAGTGTTTCTTAAAGTCTGTTACAAAAGTAGCACCTACTACTTCTGAAGGTGCGTTATCTAGTACAGTAAATGTTACATTATTCCAGAGTGCAGGAGCATTTGTACCATCTACTATTGCTATCATTTCATCTGTAGCATATTTATATCTGCAAAATCTAGTTTTTGTAGCAGACTCTCTAGCTACTGATATAAATGTGACTGCTGCATCATCTGCTGGACTACTAGCTAAATTAGGACTTATAGCTAATGTCGATTCTCCTGAACTTACTGAAGCATCTGTTGTTATTGTGTATACTTTATCTATACCTGCAACAGTAAATACATCTCCTGCTTGTGGCGCACTTGTTAGTCCATCTACTGCTAATGTTGCACCTGTTTGACTTCCAGCATTTACAAGTACCGTACCATAACTAGGTTTGTTAATTTTAGTATAGCCACTACCTGCTGTTGTAAATATGTCACTATTTTTAGCTACAATAACTCTATCTATAAATACTCCTACACCTAGTGTAAGATAACTATTAGTAGTTGAAGTAAATGTAACTGCTGCTGCATTAGCTGGACTACTAGCTAGTGAAGTTGATAGTGTTAATGTTGCTGTATTTGTTGCTGCAACATAAGATACTCCACCTGAAGCTATTGTATATGTGCCTGAAACACCTGCTATTGTAAATGTATCACCTGCTACAGGAGTAGTGTGTATAGCAGATATTATAAGTGTTGTACCAGATTGGCTAGCTGCATTAACTACAGGAGAACCATAAGGAGGTATTATAGCTGAGTCGTACTTATCAAATCCAAGTATTCTTCTATACCCACCCTCTACAGAAGGTTCAAAGTTTTTTAATTCTCTTGCAGATCCAGGTGAGTTTATACCTTGCTGTAAAGGACTCATATTAGTTATAAGACCTTCACGAAACTCTATTGGATATGTTTGCCATTTTGTAGGCATATTTATCCTACTCTAAAAGAACTTATTGAAGTGCGGCCACGATTAATTACAGTAGAGCGCAAGTAGTCGTATCTATTAATGTATAGACCACGCATATTTTTTATTTCATCTACAAATCTTTGTTGCATTACTGACGCTTCTTGCGCTTCTCCTCTAAACATATATGCATAGTGCATTGCACCATTAACAATTATATTTCTAAATTGTTCGGGTATAGCAGGAACATCAGTATCACTTATAAGATCTACAGGCAGTCTATAGTATTCGTAACAAACTGTATATGCTTTATCGGGAGCAGATACAAATCCAAACTCTAAGTTAGGTGTTCTAAATACATAGTCAGGTAACGCTCTTGCTGTTGTTGATGTATTATACTCTATATCTACGTACTTGTCTAGGTATTCTTCATAACTAAGTATGTGTAATCTTTTTGTCGCATTACCTAGTGTATCATTTCTTTTAATTCTAAAGCTACTAAAATCTATAGTTTTACAGTCTGCAGGAAAGGCATACCGTACTGTGCCTGCAGTTAAAACATCTTCTTGTTCTACATGATTAAAAGGCCATTCGTACTCGTGTTGATTAATAAACCTAATAGCAGCATTTACTGCATCTTTTACTGCACTGTACTCACCTACTGCAGAAGTAAAATTAGATGAAGTAAGTTCTACCTCATTAAGTCTACGATTAACATCATTAACTAGCCCAATATAATTATATGCCATTTATCGTTCCTTTACTCGTAACTTTACACTACGTTCTGCTTGACTGCCTGTGCTATCTGTTATTTTACAGAAAAATGTATACTCTTCATTTGCTGTACCACCACCTATATTAATAGTAGCTACAGTAGAAGTATTAGATTGTGATACGTTTTGTATAGTATCTGAAGTAGCTGAACTAGATGCAGTAGCAAATGTTTGACCTGCAGCTATAGCAGTTTTAGTATTATAGCTATTACTTTTAACAAACCATTCTACATTGCTTATTGTAGCTGTATCTAAAAAACGTGACCAATCTACACTATAGTCTAGTTGTTCATCTGGGTCTTTATTAGGCCAAGTAAAACTCATTTATTAATCCTCAGTTGCGTATACTGTACGTTCAGCAGAAGTACTTTTTCGTTCTATGTAAACTTTTCTACTTTGTTGTGGTACATATACTCTTCTTTCACTAGAAGTAGATCCACGCATTACGTGTACCATTCTTATTTCTTGTGCTACTAAATATGTTCTTTCTGCTGATGTAGACATTACGCTGCTCTATCTATCAGTATAGTCCGTCTTCTACTATATAACTCTTTAACTGCATCAAAATTAAATACAACTGCTGTTGTCGTTATTGTTCCTAATGAGGCTGTAGCAGGTACAGCAGACGCATATTCTATTACATTTACAGTTACTGTATTTACTTGTCCTGTAGCTGATACACTTAACAGTGCTTCATCTACATTTTCCTCTACTATATTTACATGCCCTGTAGCACTTATTCCTGTAAGTGTAATGTTAGACGTAGCATGAGGTATTATTGTTCCAAGTGTATTTGTAGATGATACACTTGCTAATGCTTCACTAACGTGTACAGTTACTGTATTTATAGAACCTGTAGCTGATACACTTAATAATGCTTCATCAACTTTTTCTTCTACAGTATTTACGTGTCCTGTAGCTGAGACACTGCTTAAAGAATGTGTGTTACTAAACTCTAAGCTTGCATTAATTGCACCTGTTGCAGATACACTTGCTAATGTTTCTTTTATATTTACAGTTACTGTGCTTATTGCACCTGTACCTGCTAGACTTGCAGTAACACGCTCTGTTATGTCTATTTCAAAACCACCAGCAGCTACTGCTTGAATTGCTCCAGTACCAGATACTCCAGCAATTGTTTTAGATATGTCTTCTGCGCCATACCTTGCAATACCAAATCTACCAGTACCATATCGTGCAGATGTGGCAATAAAAGCCATACTTTATTCCTTATGCGATACGAATTACAGTAGTACTTGCTCCTACGGAAGGAAACTCAATTGTTAAATCACCTGCAGTAGCACTGACTGTACCACCAAAATCAATTACTGCTATTGCTTTATTAGACTGTCCTGCATTATAAATAAGACAACCGTCAGCAGAAACAGTAACATTAGAAAATACTTCATCAGCAAAGTCACACATTGCAGTAGTACCACTTACTGTTATAGAAGGACTGTCTAAAACTTGACCTCCTGCAGAATAGTTTGTACCAGAGGCTTCGTCACTTGTACTGGCTTGTAATTCTGAAAGATTTGTTGTGGCTGCACCATAATTTCTTCCTGGGCTTGCCTTAATTAAAGCAAGTTTAATTGAATCAGTATCAAGGTCATGTATACCGCCAAGTAACTCTTGTTTAAAAGTAGTACACATTGCTGTAGTAATTCCCATTTTTAAAATCCTTTTTATTCTTTAGTTTTCTATATTGTAAAAGTGAGGCAAGTTTCCCTGCCCCACTAAATATTATATTTACGCTAATGCGTCACGATCTACTTCTGATGGTGACATATCGCCCTGATCACTAACATCCATCAACATAGCGTAAACACGTAGTTTACCTGCTGTGAATGTAGCACCAGAACCTGCAAAAGTTAAATCTAGCGTATCTGCTGAAGCGATAACAATATCACCTGCAGCAGCAACAGTAGGAGCATACGCCCCATCTGATGCACCATCAATATCAAATGCAGCAACGTACTCGTTAGGGTCTACGGCAGTACCTAAAGTAACCGTAGCATCTGTACCTGTGTTCTGAGTTGCACTTAATACAACTTCAACACCTGCGTGTACAATTTTTGTACCAGCAGGAACGGTAAGACATTGCACTATATCACCAGACGAACAGTCAATAGCCTGTGCCGTAAGGTCAATAGTTTTTTGTACCATATACATGCCACGCCCACGTTGGGAGTTGCCATGTGCAGGTAAGAGCAATGATGTAAGTGTAGCCATTTCTCATACCCCCTTTAAGTTGCAGAAACATAAAGCGCACGAGTTAAAGCCTCTGGGCGCAATATTTTTCTACCATACATATGCATGCCTCTAACAATATCAGCAAAACTATCAGGATCTCTGTAGGTTTCTGTTTTATTAATTGAGTCTGCTGTTGCAACTGCTGATGAGTGACC